GCGTAGCTAACGCGTAGCTGACGCGCGGGGAAGAAACTCACTGGTATTCCGGTGAAATCTCAAACTTGGGGCGCATGGTGTCGGGGGGGATCGTGCTGAGGTTGAAGATGCTGACTGGGGTACGGGGGTTGATTGGCTCCGAACGGAACTGCTGGTTGGCGTTACGCAGAACACCGCCAACCGTCTCGGGGTAACCAATCTGGCTGCGTGGGTCGAGGTAGTTCTGGCCCGACAGAATCTTGTCTGGGCTGAACTGGCCGAAATCCTCCGTCTGGATCACCTCGCGGGGGATCAGGCTGGATGACGACACGTCACCCTCGTATTCGGAGGATGGAACAGCGGCACCGGAGATGTCGCGCTGGTAAGCAGAGCCTTGGGAGGTCAGAGGGCCGTTACCAATATTCGCACCACCGAGTGGGCGGGGTGCGCTGAAGCCACTTGGCTTGGGGGCGAAGAGAAGAAGGAGAATGACTACGGCCAGAACCAGAATTGCCAGTCCCTTGCGATCCATATTATTAATAGTTACCGATAATTTTTTTGGGCTGGACTAGTCAAGGTAGTCGGCCGGATCCTCCTCCTCCTGGTCGACCGGCTCGTCTGAGAAAAGATACTCCTTGGAAAGTTCGGGCGTCTTGGGTGGCGCCCGGACTCGTACTTGAAGAATGCGCCAGATGGGGCCGAACGACTTTTTCAGAAACCAGAGACCAGCCAACTCGAGCACCACATCGCACGACGTCTCGGGCTGGATATCCTGGAGCTCGACTGGATTCTTGCGAGTGTCAAACGCAAGGGTCGCCACCTGCCCCTTCACGGTAACGAGAGATGCACCCAACACACCATCAGTCACACTCTCCTGCCACGCGCTCTGGATGGTCTCGTCGCTCAGCTCCTTGCCGAACCACTCCTGCTTGGACAGCTTCGCCTGGGTGAGGATATGTCCGTCAACCTCCGCAAAAATGTTGGAATCCGTCTTGAAATTCACAGACTTGGTGGCGAGGGAGTCCTGCAGGATAAGACCGTTGACCTGGTGACGGGCGCCGCTGATCTTCAGGAAATATCGGCCGTCTGGGAGTTTCTGTGGCGTCGCGTACTCCATTTTATACTAAGAACTAATTTCTTCTTTAAGAGTAGATGAGTGCATGCTCTTCCGACCTGATAACCAAGGGGTGTCAATGCCTGTCCAATCCGATTGACCCTGGGTCACAGGTTTGCGCTTACATAAACAGGCAGAACGGCCTGGTGTCGCCGTGCGACTCTGGNTGCTGCGTCCCAAAATGCAAGATCAACAAAGATCTGCCTGGTATTCTTCAATTTCAAAATGAATTCCGAGCATCAACTGGAACGACTCTGCCCCCTCAATTCGGAGTCAATCTCGTCACGAGTGATCAGCCTACCGGAATCAAGGGGGCGGCGGATTTCACACCAGCAGATCCCCGATACCAGGCGGTATGGGAGCGAATGATTATTCCGCTTTTGATGCTGGTTATTGTGTTTTTGGCCATCGCATCCCTGGCTTAAAGATGGCCGTCGTGTATAGGGTAGAAATGGCCACCACTACCCCAGTTACACTCGAGCTGATTGCCAAGGAGTTGAAGGCGCTGCACAAGGATGTGCGCAAGATTCGTCAGCACTTTGAGGACCCAGACGGTGAGAAGCAGGCTGCACGTTCCCAGAACAACGGGTTCAACAAGCCTCTGAACGTGACCGACAAGCTGCGCACCTTCCTTGCACTGGGAGCCGACGAGAAGATTTCTCGGTCCCAGGTGACTGCCCGTATCAACACCTATGTGACCGAGAAGAACCTGAAGGCGGGTCAGAACATCACCCTGGACGCGACTCTGAAGGACCTTCTCCAGCCACCAGAGGGCACACAAGTCACCTTCCTGAACATCCAGAGGTACATCAACCCCCACTACATCAAGGAGGAGAAGGCGGTGGTGGAGAAGAAGCCCAAGGCGCCGGTCGATCCTGACGCGCCCCCCAAGGAGAAGAAGGTTCGCCCAAAGGTTGCCAAGGCACCAGTGGCTTAAAAGTGTGAGTGTAATGTAATACAAAACAAAATGGAGACGGAGTCCCCACCAGAGCTTTCACGTGAAAACCTGAACGCTCTAGTTGGAACTAAAATCAAAGACCTTGCACTGTATCGCAGGGCGTTTACGCACAAGTCGGCCCTGAAGCGTTATTCCGGTCTGACTGGTTCGTATGAAACTCTTGAATTCATGGGCGATTCGGTACTCGGATTTATAATTACAAAGCACCTCTTTGATCAGTATGAAAAGCATCAGGAGGGCTTCTTGACCAAGGCGCGGACGAAGATGGTTCGGGGCAAGACGTTGTGTGAAATTTCAAAAACTCTGGGTCTCGAGAAGATGATTCTCATGGATGAAAAGGGGGACCGCAACGGCTGGAACACCAACGAGCACATCATGGAGGATGTCTTTGAGGCTCTCGTGGGTGCAATCTATCTGGATCTTGGCATGGTCCATGCGAAGCAATTCGTTCTCGCATCATTCACGAAGGTTGAGACGTCTTTGGTGGATGACAATTACAAGGATCAACTCATGCGCTGGTGTCAGGCTCTCAAGTATCCATTACCGGATTATCGGGTCGATGGCCAGACGAATGGTCAATTTTTCATAACTGTGGTGGTCGATGGCATGGATTGTGGGGCTGGGTTCGCCCTGACGAAGAAGCAGGCTGAACAGAACGCCGCAGAAATTGTACTTAAGACTGATCCTCGTTTTAAGAGTAAGAATGGAGGCCCCCCAAAGCGAGAGCGTTGTAACGAGGGCGCTTGAGTTAATTGCGGCTGAATACGCCGAACAAAGATCAGACGAATGGTTAGAGCTCCGTGAGCAAATGATCACAGCAAGTGACGTGGCGAGTGCCATAGGTGAAAGTCGGTACGAGTCTCCGGATGCTTTTGTAAAGAAGAAGGTGCTCAGGACCAAGTGGGCCGGAAACGCCGCAACTGCGCACGGTACTCTTCTAGAGCCCTTTGTCCGCGACTTGTATGATCAGCGAACTGGTCGCAAGTCTCACGAGATTGGCCTCGTACGACATCGCACGTATTCGTGGCTCGGGGCGTCACCCGATGGCGTCACGGAAGACGGAATCCTCGTTGAAATAAAGTGCCCATTGACGCGCAAAATAGAGGCAAAGGTGCCCAAGCATTATTTACCCCAAGTGCAACTGCAGCTGGAGATTACTGACCTCGAGGAGTGCGACTTTATTCAGTACAGACCAGGGGGTGCCGAAACCCCAGAGGAGTTTGTGGTTGTGCGCGTCAAGAGAGATCGCGCGTGGTTTGAAAAGAACCTTGCAGCCATGAGGGCGGCGTGGGATCGCATAGTCAAAGGTCGGGAACATGGATTATCTGAATTGGTTGTAGACGATTCAAAAAACGTGTGCTGTCCGGCCGAGTGCCAACTTGTGGATGACGGAGAGACATGTCCCAGTTGGGCCCAGAAGTAACCGTTCAAGAGGTTGATGACTGGATCGCAAAACTCGATAAAAAACAAGGATATCTTAAAAATGTCATAGCGTTCTTGATGACGGTGATTGGCCGCCCCATCAAGAGCCCCTTACTCATCAGAATCCCAGGGAGAGAGGACAACATGGTTCATAAATCAAGAAGATGGTACGAAATTCGCGATGCGCAGGGGTACAAGGGCCTTGTGAATTACGAAGACGAGATTGGCCGGGCCATTGGGTTGACCCATGAACAGTGGTGTCTGACGACTTCGGAGAAGGTGGAGAGCGTCGATAGGGGTGTGAATAAAAAGATTGCCGACAGGGTGTTCCGTCGGGACAATTCCACGTGTCGAAGGTGCGGGGCCGTAGCGGGTCAACCTCACCAACAATTTCCAGATAAAATAGTGAAGCTTCATGTCGGGCATCTCGTCCCGTTTACGTTGGAGCGCAAGGTCAAGTACACGGAGGATGACTTTGAGACGCTATGTTCCCAGTGCAACGAGGGTGAAAAGGCGCATGTGATGACGACAGACATGAAGATTGAAATGCTCACGCGCCAATTGGAGCGGCTTCGAGCATCTTTGCGAGATGAACAGCAAACCGACACGGCACAGCATTGCCAATCTGCCGATACATCGACGACACCGACCCCTTGAAAACGAAAGAGTCTGGAAAGGTTTGTATCCTAGCGCACTCGCGAACCGTCAAGCGCCGCTCCATGCTTGGGTGGTTGTGAATGACTGGGCCACCGCTGCCGCCACCGCGTCCTGTGATGGTTGGTGACGCGTCGTCCCAGACGAGTTGACGGTTCCCAAGATAACCCGTTAACCGGCACTTGTGAGCGGTTCCCACGTGCTGAATTGATGCGTCATATGCAATTGGCAAATCACCAATTGCACTTTGTAGCGTTAACAGCTTACCCACAGGCTCTGGCCACTCGAGCTCGTAGTCAATGTCGGTTCTGACCCCCGTGAAAATCACTCGCTCCCGCTTCTGTGGAACGTCATAGTCTTTTGTTTTGAAAAGACGGTATTTCACCTTGTATCCACACTGCATTAGGTCCTCAAGAATCATCTTCATGATGCGCCCCGTCTTGTTCTTCTTGTCGAGGGGTGTGTCGTACCCCCCCATGTTCATGAGCCCTTTCACATTTTCAAACAAAAAATAAGATGGCTTTTTCAGACGGAGAATACGAACAAGCTCTTCATAAAGCTGATTTCGTGAGTCTTCAGGAGTTCGGTAGGGATTAGCCATGGAGAACCCCTGACATGGGAAGCCGCCTATAATGAGATCGCAGTCTGGTACTTCTGTGATCTGCTTGATGTCTCCGCAGTGTGGTTTAATTTTAAAATTCAATTCATAGGTGTCACACGCGTGTTTATCAAAGTCGTTGACGTAGACGTGCGTAAAGTTGGGGTTCTCATGGAACCCATAATCGAGCCCCCCGCATCCTGCGAAAAAAGAAGNGACTCTCATCCTAGACTAAACGCCTCAGGAATCTCTAAGTAGTTAAGAAGGGTCCACGCTGGATGGGTATGGATTGCCGTCACAAGAATCGTTTCCTGAAGTGCCGCGAGTGCATGGGGAACTTTTGTGCCGGGTGCATTCAGCTCGAGGTTCATAATTGCCCCAAGCTGGATGAACGGTCTAAAAATGAAAAGGAGAATTTATCAAAGAAATTAGTCAAGGTGGTGGCGCCAAAGGTTGCTACTTTTTGATACGCGAAAACAGGTACACGACCAGTGCAATAAGAGCAAGCCACATGAGCAAGTCTGAGCCTCCTACTCGCGCCGTCCATGTGTCATCTTTGGCACGGCGGCCACCCGTCCAGCTCCACGGCTGACCTGGGCGCATCCAAGTGACGGTGCCATCGGGGAACTCATTCTTGCGCGCTGGGAAACCACGGAACAGAGCCGGGCTGCTATCCGCCGTCTTTAAGTACATGGACCCTGAAATGTTCATGATTGGATCGGCTGAACCTTCGAGTTCGTCCATGTAAATCGTGGGCTTTTCGCTCATCTGAGTCGTGTACGAACCGTCAATCGGAATCGTGCTCGGGATCCCATCGGAATATACACCGAAGGTTCCGGACCACGTATATGGGTTGAAGCGATTGATGCTCAAGTCATCGCATACCATGGCGGCGGTGGCCATTTAACATAGGCTTACATTATTTTTGGCATACACCTTTGTCTGGATCTTCTGACGATGAAGCTCCCACATCGTGTCCATGTCCACATTCAACATATGGGCCAATTGGAAAAGATAGCTGAACACGTCACCCATCTCCATCATGATGTCAGTTCCCCTATCTTTTTTGAGTCCAGTCTTCTTGTAGATGCGCTGGTTCTGACGGATACTCGACGCGAGTTCGCCAATCTCTTCGTTCAGAAGCATCCACACGATGCTTACTGGAGCTTTGTCCCATCCCTTGCGTTTGCACATTTCGGCAGTTTCGTCGCGAAACTTGTTCATTGTAAAACAAACACGTTTCGTCTCTAAGCTTGGTTCAAGCGTCCGATAGCGTATCGCATTCTGAACACCAGGAAACACGCCACTACGAGCAACAGAAACTCCGAGCCCAACTTCCAATTTTCCACCGACTTTTCGCCACCCCCCTTCTTCTTCGCCCACGGCTCGACGACCGAATTACTGAAGAGACGGATCGCGCGATCGATGGCGAAGAAAATGAAAAATCCAATCAGGATGTCGTCTAGTGCTCTCATTTAGAATGCAATCTTGCTATTGTAGGGTAATTTATTTCCGTACGTGCTCGTGCTGACGGGAGCCGCAAGGGGAACTGGGTTCGAGGAGATGTCACGCAGGTAGACCAACTGCTGGAGAACGCCAGTCGAAACGGTGGCTGTCGCCTCTCTGGCGACTTGGGCATTCATAGCGCTCACCTGCCCCCGAACGTCATTGTACGGGTCACGCGCCATGTTAGTGTACACGCGCTTCATGAGCGCCTGTAGGTCGGCGTCATTCTGCCGCTCAATTTTCACACCGGTTTTGGCCTGGACAGAATCGATGATGGAGGTGTGAACCTGCTCACGATTGAAATCAGAAAAGAAAGCATCCGTAAGGGGCGTTGGAAGCAGACGGGTGCTCATTTGATGTATGCAGGGATAAAAAAAACAGACTCTTATTACACAATGAAGGTCATCAAGCGCTCGGGGGATGAAGTCGAGATGCTCTTTGACAAGGTGACCAAGCGAATTTCAAAACTAAATCAATCTCCAGAGTTTGAGATCCTCAATGTCCAGCCCGACAAGGTGGCTCAGAAGGTTTTCACGAGCATGTACGACGGTATATCCACATCGGAAATTGACAACCTGACGGCCGAGGTGGCGGTGGCTATGATCACAGAGAACCCGGACTACGAGACTTTGGCCATGCGAGTGACCGTCTCGAATCTTCAGAAGAATTGCCCAAAGTCTTTCCAGGATTGTACCGATTTCCTGTACACGAAGGGCATCTTATCCGCCGAGTATTGTCAGAGCGTACCGGCCGACGTCGACTCGTGGATCGTCCCCGAGCGTGATTACCTCTTTGGATATTTTGGAATCAAGACGCTCCAAAAGGGCTACCTGAACACCAACGAGACGCCTCAGTTTATGTTCATGCGGGTGGCGATCGGCATCCATGGCACCGACTCGATCCGCGCCCGGGAGACGTACGACCTGATGAGTCAGAAGTTCTTTACGCATGCAACTCCTACTCTTTTCAACGCCGGAACGCCCCGCCCACAAATGTCTAGTTGCTT